GAGAGCTAGCTGGCCCGGGACGCGGCTAACAACCAAATTATCCGAGCCAGAATTAAAAGCTTCTTGACTAGCTGTAAGAAAAACTCCCAAGCCATAGTTGTCATAAGTGCCTGCAATCCACTGTTCAACGGTAGGTGTTATTTCAATTAATAAATCCTCAATTCCTTCTGGGAATGTTTGTTTGTATATAAAGACTTCCTGATTGTGATCGGCATTGGGCGCGGACTGGGTATGATAAGAGCCGCCAGCAAGCAACGTTCCATTGACATCGGTCCAAAATGCGCTATTTGATGCAGACATCCAATTAGAACCTTCGTTACCTAGCGTGACATCTTCGTAGTTTCTCATATCTAAACCAACACCTTCTTGCCATGATTGAGAAACATTCATAACCACCAACGTTGCATCGCGAGGAGTCGTGCGGCTATGTGCTGCGTTAAACATCCGTAAATAAAAACTCACGTTTCCGGACACCGGAAGATTGCCGGCAGTCCGATCATTGACAACATCATCAATCGGAAACTGAATAAGAATGCGGGATAGCTCTTGAGAACTAGTTGTTTGCCTTCCGTATATCGAAAAAGTCTCTAGCACGTCCGAGAGGCCCATATTGGAGCCAGTACCGCGAGTACTCAGATTGGATTCATAAGCATTTACAATTGTATTATCTGCGCTAGCAGTGTATCTTCTGATTCCCATTATCTAATCTTTCCTATTATATCCATTTTGGGGAAGCGAACTTGAAGTATGGCATTTTTAGGAACAACCAAATAATCGCCATCAGGTGATAAGTTCTGGGAAATCTCCAACACATTACTAGAATAATTGGTCCCGGTCTTATTCGTAATTTTAACCTTTACCACATCTAATACTCCACGCACCTGTTTTAAATCATTATAAATATCACTAATATACAAAGGCTCACCAATAAAGAAAGGAGTATTAAAACGCTTATTTAAAGCCATTGTGGCCGCGGCTAGCAAAGCAAATTTATCTACTCCATGTGACGCTTTAATCGCAAATTCTACCCCCACATCAATTATATAAGGGTCTAATATATCGATGGTATCATTCATCATTCTATACTGATTAAGCCAAGTTTTTAAATTATCTTTTATAGCCTGATTACTTAACGTAAGTTTACCATACTTATCCTCAGAAATAACATACATGTTAAGATTTCTTTTAAGCGACGTGGGATCCTTTTGAATAGACACCCTTTTGATTGAACCATATTTGGCCGGCATTCTATAGGCTAAGCTCTCGTAGTCTGCCTGAGTGACAGCTCTATTCTGAGTAGGAAACGTATCATAGATTCGTCTTTTAACTTCGGTTGACGTCGGGGAACTAGTCTTTCCGATAATGGGTAATTCATTCTGCACCTCTATAGATTTAATCACGTTTGTGGTCTTGCTTCTTGTCAAGATCTTAGGATTTGAAAATTTAAAGCGGGCATTGTTTACTTTGTTTAGGCCCCCTACGGTGACATTTGAAATAAATGTGTTATTAACTCTCATCACAACCGTTAGAGTAGTGGAAGATGGAACAATTCCATAATTAATTGTTTGCGGAAGACGTGTAGGATCAAAGGTGACATCAGTGGTATAGGTCTTGCCATACATATTCAGAGCGACCTGCTGAGGATTAGCCACCACATCACTATCTCCCTCTTTGCCGCTGCCGAACTGTAGGTATGTATTGTTGCGATCTCTTTCCACAACAAACTTTCGAGAGACCAGCATGGGCTTTAAGATAGACGGTACGTTATCGTCTAGGAAATTCTTATTTGTCATCTCCTTAAAGACCATATCCTGAGCCAAATAATCTACTTCAAAATATTCATTACCCTCTCCATCTATAACAGAAATTATTTCTGTAACATCTTCATCGATGCGGATCCTTCTAAATCGCTCATACGGGCCTACAGTATAGTTCTCGGTAGTAAAGTTTCCAGAAACCACTGTTCCTTCAGCTTTAATAGCATAGTAGGTAGGAGAGCCAGTGTTGGTATCTACGCGCGCCACCACAGTAGGATTTTTTAAATCTCCAAAATCTACATTTTCTGTTAATACAAATCCAATTCCATTTTGCGCAGTAAACGTAGAGCCTCGCCTTAATAAGGGACAATAAGCTCGGTCTGGGCCTATTCCTGTCACGCTAGCCGGAATTAAAACATATAAAGCAACCCGACCATGAAGGGACGGCTTTCCGGTGTGTTTATAGCCGAGTGCGCGGCCGTGACGTAATATATTGGAATATTGATAAGAAGTATCTAAAAAACATTCATTAACATTATAATCTAAATAAAAGTTTAACTGATCCCCCACATATGCTACCGCATCTAGCATTAAAGCTCCGAATGAAGCTTCGCTCCAATCTTGAAAAGTGTTGGGATAATATCTCTCGGTCAGTTGTACAAGTTCATCACGGATACCTGTAAAGGTTCGGCGGGTATAGTTAATGGGTACAATTTTTTTAGGTTCGTCCGACATTATAAATCCTCATTTTAAATAGTAAATTCTAATAAATCTTGCATAGAATAGGACGGGATATCATAAATGATCCGAATTCTTAGAGTAGATGAGTCTAGATTTGATGTATCATATAAAACATCTCGAATGGTGATACCCGGTAGATAGTCTTTCATTTGTTTGTCAATGCGTTCATCGATGCGAGCATAAACATCAGGCCCAGGATTTTCAAAAAGAAATTGTTTTATTCCTACACCAAATTGCGGAAACATTACTCGCTCGCCGGGAACAGTCAATATTAGCATCTTTATATGTGCCTTTACTACCTGTCTGATCGATTCGGTCATTTGAAAGCCATGAGTATCACTAAACTCCAAAGGAAATTGTAATCCAATTGACATTTTTATTCTCCTTTAGTTAATTACATCGCTTATCTTTATTTCGAGATCTGCGTAGACGCCGGCGCTGCCACCGTGGAAGAAGATTATCCCCGGTAGCGGGCACAAAGGCTTCTTTAAGTCGATTCAGCCATGCCGCAGACGGATCGAGATCTAATCCAAAATCGCCAATCTTAAAATCTCTGCTAAAATACAATCCCTTGAAGATACTCTTTATACGTTTATTGCTCTTACTCAATAAGACCTGATCCCACTTGTCCCATTTCTGATTAAACATTCCGTTCCCCCAGAAAGAGTCTCTTTCTTGATAGCTAGCCCACCCTTCGTTTAATAACACGGCGGTAACATCGCCATCTTCAATATTTAGACCCACTCCTGGTTTCGTATCGAAATCTGATTTACGTCCAGATCCGTCGCCTAGGGCGACCGTTATTTCACCAATCGAAGGAAGAAGAGCCATATCATTATAAATAGCCATAGATGATAGAATCTTAGATAAGGGGAAGATGTATTTTGTAACAAGAGCAAATAAATCATTGTTTTTTAGCTGCTCCAGCATACACAACATTAGCCGAGTATCTCCGTCAAATGATATTGCTGAAGAAGTACTATGATCTAGCATATCTAATTCAACAGACACAAGCTCGTGCTTATTGCCGTCGATCATTATGGAGAACTGTAGACCATAACGGGCGCCCAGCTCTCCTTCAATTCCGGTAGCATTTCCGTTGCTGTCTACCTTCTCCTTAAGGGTGCCAGGATATATGTCAGACAGGTTTAGGGCGCCATCATTATCTCTAATTGTGGCGATCGCTGCAGCCGGCGCGTATTTTGTGCCATTAAGAGAAATATATTTTTCTAATATAAAAGGCTTCTCCGTAGAGGCTATGGTATCAAATCCATATTCTGCTACATCTCCTATGGGTAATTTGACATTTGCCGCGGTCGGCTTTAAAATATCATGAGGCGTTGCCGTATGAAATTCACCAGCCATATATGTGGTCTCGCCATCGTTTCCTACGTGCACGTGATAAGACCCCACATAATCATCTCCTTTTTCAAAAAAGGAAACATCATCACTCTGATTAACATCTACTATAAATTCACCGCCGGTAGTATAATGCTCTTCACCTTCGGTGGGAAGGCCCACTACCTCTTCTTTCAGATTGGTACTTGGAGTAAGATAGGAACCTTGAGTAAAGTTCTCTAATAAATAATATTGCATATCCGTAACATAACCACTATCACTCTCAGGACCCATGCCTAACGCAGCCAAGTTATCGGATAATTTCTCCCCCATATAATTCAACTGTTCATTAACCAATTCAGCCAAAATAACCTTTGCGTGATTTTCGGATGCAGCGACCTCTTCTAAGCGTTTTTGCAATTGGTAATTTTTAAGAGTTCTGATGCGTGGTACCGCATCGCTGTCTTTGGCTAACTTCAGATCTTCTCGGCTAGGTGGAGTATATTGCTCTTGTACATATCTCAGCTGTTCGATAGCATAAAGAACTGCGGCGGATGGCTCGCGGGGGGCGCGATCATCATCTAGACGTCGTGCGTAAGTTTGCACGGCCTGTTCTAAAAATGCATACCAAAATTCATAATCTTTAAAGGTATTAAAGGCTTCCGGTAAATCTGGCTGTGCATCTTTAAAGCTCTTTTCCATACTTTCTACAATATACTGAGCATAGATAGTACTAAACATATCAGGAAACGCTGCCTTAAATTTAGTAAACGTGGGTATTGATAAGATAAGATGAATACTTCCGTGAATTCGAATTGCCGCCGTAAGAAGACCTTCGATTCCTGTCTTATCTGCGCGCTTGAGAATGCGATCGTATGGAAGCTCAACCTCACACTCTCCTTCGTGGGCGCGCATTTCTTCAGCCATCGACGGATGAATTTGGCCGATTAACGAATCTAAGTTGTCAAAATCAATCAAATCCGTAACGGGATTCCCACAAGCATTGAGTTCCGGAAATAAGATATCTACCATTCCGGACCAACCCTGCTGTTTTAATGGAGCAATATATAGCGGAGGGTTAATATATGAACCTCCATATTCTTGAGGATTCAAATAAAAGACGCGATTGGGCCCCTCTCGTTCACCGTTTTCTACTTCATATTGATATCGACTAATACCCAAAATCATGTTTTTGTTGCTCAGCGGAGCGGTAGTGCCGTCTTCCTGTTCGATCTCGGTCTCGGCATAAAGTTCCCCGGTATCGGGATCCAAATATTCAATATCAGTTATGGTAAGACCATCGGCAGTGGCGCCGTATAAAAACATTTCTTCATTATTGCCAATATCCGCTATTATCTTCTTTAAAACAGTGTCTAAAAAGCCATCATATACGACCTTAACGGCAGCAGAAGCAACCGTGGGGCTCGCAGTGCTGTTAATCATCTCAGTAAGCAAAACCACCTGGGGGGGATAAACAGAATGGGAACTCAATGTGGCACTAAACTTGGGATAAGTATCTTGAAAAGAAAGATTACGTTTGCGGGTGGGTGTAGGACGAAAGTTAATAGAACCATAAGTGTTGGACCAATTGTCAACAATGTCTCCCAGTGCGCCGTCGACGCCCACGAATTCATAAGTCATATCCTCTAAAATACCCGAACTATCATTTTTGTTTCCTATCGTGCGTTCGTCGGATTCCGCCTCCTCTCCCATAAGTTCAGCGACGGGAGACGCCACTTTGGCCGTTTGATTGTTATATTCTATAATTCTTACCCGGGCATTATCCGAAAATACGTTTTGACCTCTTGTCGAGTCACCTACTTGAGGCTCCATATCAGATAAAAACAATTCGAGATCAAACCCATAAGCAAAAGCAGAATCACTCGCATTGGGACCACTACGAAGGCCCTTTGCATTATCCTTAAAAGCTAGCTTATAATCAGGAGTCTTTTTACGACCTAACTCAGTAACATAAAGACGATCGATCATATATTCAAATTTATATGAAATATTATATCCCAAATCTGGAAGCGTTAAGGTACTAACATCTTTAAGATCACTCATAACAACTGGGTGATTTATAGTGCTTTGATAATCGTTCGTAGAAATAAATTGTAAACCTTCCTGTAGATCACTCCCACCATCGGTGGTCGTACCAAGAAGCTGTTTTTGAAGCCAGTCAGCCACCTTATAGGGGTAGGCCCCCTCTTGCTTGGCGATCTTCCCAAATCTTCCATATTCTTCATCATCGCTGTCCATGGCGCCGGTGTCTAGATAAAAGTCTACATAATTCTTACGATAAAAAGATTTACGATTATGACGAGTGCGAGGAGTACCTTGTGTATCGCTCATAATCATATTTAAAACACCCCAACTATCTCGGCCTCCGAGAAAGCCACCATTGCCTAGCAAGTCAGTAGAATAGGCTCTCTGTAGTTGGCGGATGATGCGCGACAGACTACTGGTCGTGGAGCCGGCCAGCTCAGCTGGCTC